AGTGTGAACAGGCCAGGTGGGAAGAAGAAGCCAGGCAAATGCGCGAGGCAGAGCAGCGACGACAAATTGAGAGACTGTTTTCCGTGGCCGAACTAGGACCGCGTTTCGAGGACTGCACATTTGCGAATTGGAAGCCTCGACCTGGAGCCGTCCAAGCATATAAGGCGGCATGGGATTATGTCGAGCAACGACGCTCATATGTGGCTAATGGACGCGGACTGATTCTCTTTGGACCACCAGGCAATGGCAAGAGTCATTTGGCTGCTGCAATAGTCAACGCGCTCATTGGGCAGGGGGTATCGTGTGTATTTCGGACTGTGCCATCACTCCTTAAGACAATCCAGGCCACGTGGGATGAGGATATCGGAGTGACAGAGCATGGCCTCATCCAGGCTCTTATTAGCGCGGATCTTGTTGTCTTAGACGACGCTGGAGCGGAGAAATGGTCGGAGTGGTCCGAAGCCACGCTCTACTACGTGATCGATGAGAGATACCGCTGGAAGAGGCCGGTTATTGTGACGTCCAACTGCAGCCTGGATGAGCTTGAGGCGCGGGTTGGGGCAAGAGCTTTTGACAGGCTCATCGAGACCTGCGCGCTCATTGAAAACCGGGCAACGAGCTACCGGAGAGAGGCTGCAAGAAAACGGTTGAAAGAGGTGGTCAGTGATGGCATGTAGATCAATCATCATCCCAGGCAAGCCTCTTGGCAAACAAAGGCCGAGAGTGCTCAAGACCGGCATTGCATACACGCCGAAAGAGACCGTCAATTACGAAACTTTCGTGAAGATGTTGTATCTCGAAAAATACGCAGGGGAGAAGCCTTTCGAGGGGCCTGTAGCAATGCTAATCTCGGCATTTTACCAGATACCCAAAAGCGCGAGCAAGAGACGACGAGAAGCGATGGCAAGCCACCATATTCCACCTACAACAAGGCCAGATCTTGACAACATCGCCAAGATCATCATGGATGCGCTGGCCGGGGTTGCTTACCAAGACGACAAGCAAGTAACGTCTTGTGCCGTCAATAAGCTGTATTCGCACGAGCCGAAGGTCATCGTCAATATTATTGGGGAGGTTGATCTGGCATGACCACCATACGCAAAGAGCCGGTCCAGATGGTCATCGCGAAGTCAAAAGAGGTGAGGGCTCGTGAAATACTGTCTAGCACTAGCTGACTGGGTCACAGAGGGTCGGTGTAATGATTGCTGGGGAGAGGGCGCGGGGGATTGCTCCTGGCATCGCAAATGCAAGGAGGACAACCTCAGAAAGAAGGACGCAGAGCGTCGGTGTGCAGGCCGAGTTAGCCCTGGCCAAGGAGCTGGGCCTAAAGAGAGGCTACGTTGAGGTGCCTCACTGGACGCTGACTTGGGAGGAGGGGCTTAATAGTGGCTAAGGTGTGTGAGTTGTGCGCCAACGTGGGGAGGAGTGCGTGATGGAGCAGCTAACACATGAGATCATGTAGGAGCTAGAGCGCGACTTGTCTTGGTCAGCCTCTCTTTGTTAGGGCGGGAGGTGAGGTTGTGAGCTTTCCCGGGACCTCATACATCAAAGCGATTTGCAGAGCTTTAGAGACCAAACCACAGGTTGTATACATCATTGACTGTCCGCTCTGCCGGGAGGACCCGCCAGGACAGATGGAGCTAGATCCACACTCTGGCACCTACTGGTGTGGCACCTGTGGCAGAGACGGGACGCTGCAGTCATTGCTTGCCATAGCAGAGGGGTTGTTTGCGCTGAGACATCGCGAGAGCCTGGAGCTGATGACTACGAGGCCGAGGGTTGAGAGGGGAGGAAGCAGGAGATGGCAGACAAAAAGCCGAGGGATGGATTGATGGTCAACTATCAGGAGTTAGCACAGGGATTACTGCTGCTAGCCCGCGATGATACACGCCGCGCGCTGGCAGACCTACGGGACGGTTTCAGGCTCAAGCAAGCCCTTGAGACGATTGAGGACATAGCAGTCTTTATCACATCCGAATGGTGCGAGGGGCTTTGCGGGCTTGTGGGCGCAGACTACGAGGCATATCGGGACATAGTTGAGTCCGCGCTTAACGAGGCGTGGGAGCTGGCGCAGGATGAACTTAAGGATACACCGCTAGAGGTGTCGGATAGGGCCATAGATTGCATCTTGTATAACCGGCGGACATGGAGGGAAAAGGTCGATCTGCTGGAGTCTCGCACAGCAACGGCAGTTGTCGCGCTACCGCTATCGCGCTTGCCAGGCGATCCGGTTGGGCAGGTTGCGACAACAAGGGCAACAGTCACGAGCATCCTGGACACGGTCGATAGGGCGCTTCGGGGGCTGCCTAAAGAGCATCAACGCATTGCAGATTTCAAGTGGGGGCAATCGCTGACGCATAATGAGATCGCGGATCGCGTGCATTACTCTGTAAGGACGGTTGAGCGACGGGTCAACGCGATCAGGGCCAGCGTGAGGGCGCATCTGGTGACACACGATAGGGGTATGTTGTCGGACTTTTGGCGGGTAATTGACGGTAATTTGTCGGGAGGCTGACGGCATACTGTCTTGTGTGGATGTCGGGTTGGGTGATAAGGTGGAGATAAGTAGAAATGTCTTCGTCTCTCCCCACAGTCCACGGGATGGGCCTAGAGCCTGTCCCGTATTTATTTGGGCGCGGATGGTTTCGACGCGGCAGAGAGCCGATGTGCATTGTCGCGGACCCCGGTTCGACTCCGGGCGCGTCCACCATGATATCAGGGGGCAACGACATGGCCGGGGACAACGCAATACCAGACAACTTTTACAAGACTGGCGTCTGGGTCCGGAAGCGAGCTGAGATCCTGGAGCGGGACAACCATGAGTGTCAACGGTGCAAGGATGCGGGGGGCTACAGCAAGGGCAATGTAGTCCACCACATCAAGCATCTGGACGACAGGCCGGACCTTGCGCTGGAGGATGACAACCTGATGACGGTGTGCGAGGCTTGCCATAACGCGTTGCATCCGGAGAGGCTGAGGACGCCAGAAGCATCTAAGCGCAGACAGATAACGCCTGAGAGGTGGTAATCATGGCTGGATATGTAGTCTTAGAGTGTAAAGATTGCTGGCACAAAGAAATATATCCGATTAGAACAGCAGACGGAAAGAGATGCGGAAAGTGCGGGAGTGGTTTATTCATATCCATTGATGCGGGCAATAAAAAGGAAATGATGTTGAAACATATACCCCCCGGTCAGGAAAACGAGTTTCCGTTGAGATCCCATAGACCGGCGAGGGGGACTCCCAAAACAGAAAAAATCGCAAACGCGAATTTTTTGGAAAGCAAAAGCGAGGTGGGCACATGAGCGACCTTAAAATAATATATAAACACATCTCCGAGATAAAGCCCTACGCAAACAACCCCAGGCAAAACGACGCCGGGGTTGATGCAGTGGCCGCCAGCATTAAAGAGTTTGGGTTCAAGGTCCCCGTCATCATTGACGCAGGCGGCGAAATTATCGCAGGGCACACCCGGATAAAGGCCGCCGAGCAACTGGGCCTGACCAAAATCCCCTGCGTCGTCGCCGACGACTTAACCGAGGCTCAAGTTAAAGCCTTCCGCATCGCCGACAACCGAGTGGCAGAACTGTCCACCTGGGACATGGACCTGCTGGCCGTCGAATTGCAGGAGATTGGGGAGATGGACTTTGATATTACCTTAACTGGGTTCGGGGATGTGGAGATTGACGACATCATGGGCAATGAACCCGCCGAAATCATCGAGGACGAAATCCCAGAGCCACCCGAGGAACCCACAACCAAGCTGGGCGACCTCTGGCAACTAGGGCGACACCGGCTCCTGTGTGGCGATTCCACGAAGCCGGAGGATGTCCAGAAGTTGATGGACGGAGAGTTGGCCGACATGGTGTTCACAGATCCGCCGTACAACGTGGATTATACGGGGGGGACGAACGAAGCTCTTAAAATCCAAAATGATAACATGGATGATTCGACATTTTATAATTTCCTGTATGATGCATTTAGTTGCATGTTAGAAGTTACAAAGCCTGGAGGCGGCATCTACATTTGCCATGCAGATTCGGAAGGACTGAACTTCCGATCGGCCATGGTCAATGCCGGTTGGCTCCTAAAGCAGTGCATTATATGGGTCAAGAACTCACTGGTTATGGGCCGGCAAGATTACCACTGGAGGCATGAGCCGATTCTCTACGGTTGGAAGCCTGGAGCGGCGCACAAGTGGTATGGTGGTCGGAAGCAAGACACGGTCATTGAGGATTCTAAGTTCGTGACCATCACGGAGGCCGGGGATGGCTTCAACATCCATATTGATGATGGCGTTGATACGGTCGTGTTTAAGGTCCCAAGCTATGAAATCGAATATGCTGCCGACGACTTTGGTACAACAGTTTGGAGAGTGGACAGACCCTCGCGCAACGTAGAACACCCAACCATGAAGCCGATTGAGCTTGTGGCCCGGGCGATTAGGAACTCGTCCAAAAAAGACAACATCGTGTTGGATACCTTCGGAGGCTCCGGTTCCACGCTTATCGCATGCGAGCAACTTAACCGCACCTGCTACATGATGGAAATCGACCCGGTATACTGTGATGTCATCATTCAGCGATGGGAGAACCTGACCGGAGAAAAGGCGGTGCTGGCAAATGCTTAACTCAACCTGTCTAAAGATAAAATGCAAGCACTGCCAGGACGACGACAGCGGCCTGTATTGCCACAAGCCGGAGGGCAAGCCCTGCCCCAAGCAAGAGCAGGCCCGACGCCGAGTGCATTTATTATATTATGTGCCCAATAAGGTGAAACGCAATGGCTAAAATTGACCTAAACAAACAGGCGCAACGCATCCTTAAGGCAGCCCAGAAAAGCGGGGCAGAGCAGAACTTCCTCTTTGTCACCACATTCAAACGCTACCAGGTTCAGCTCAAAATCCTAACCGACCTGGAAAAAGAGATAAAGAACGGCGACCCGCTTGTCACCAAGGAATACGTCAAAAACCGCAAAAACATATACAGCAACCCGGCCATAAACTCCTACAACAAAACCGCCGACAGCGCCAACCGCACAGCGACAACGCTGATGAAGATTATCACTCAGCTCAAGGACCTGAGCATGGAGATAATGGTGGACGACGAGATGTAAACCAAAAACTAACCCGGAGGTGGTGACCATGTAAATGCGCAAGAGAGACTATCACCCATACATAGACGACTACATCGACGGCATCCGGTCCGGTGCAATCCCTGCCTGCAAAGAGCTCAAGCAGGCCATGGACTATGTTGAGCAAAAGCTGGATAACCCCGACGTCATCATCCGGGGCGACATGATAGACAAGGCCGTCGAGTTAATAGAAAAATACTTTGAATTTAAACTCTTTAACTGGGAGCTTTTTGTTATTGCGCTGATCCACTGCTATTACAAGAGCCAGGACGCGGTAGTCTTTGACGAAATCTTTATCATGATGGGCCGGGGCAATGGAAAGAACGGCTTTATTTCCACCCTAGCATGGTACCTGACGACGCATTACCACGGCATCCGGGGCTACAACGTTGACATCATCGCCAACAACGAAGACCAGGCGATGACGAGCTTCAACGACGTTTATGATGTCCTGGAAGATACCTGGTCGAAATCAAAGAAGTTCTTCTACAAGAACAAACAGCAGATTGTTAATCTGAAAACTCGCAGCTACATCAAGTACAACACTAGCAATGCTAGGACCAAAGATGGAAAACGTAGTGCTTGTCTGATATTCGATGAGATCCATGAATATGAGGACTGGGGCATTATTCAGGTGTTCAGCAGCGGATTCGGAAAGCGGAAACACTCCAGGCGGTTTTACATAACCACAGACGGTTATGTGCGTGGCGGGGTCCTCGACGATCAGAAAGAACTTGCCGAGAAGGTGCTCACCGGGGAAATCACAAACCTTGGATTTCTGCCCCTCATCTACAAGATAGACGAGCGCGAAGAGGCGGAAGATCCCGATATGTGGATAAAGGCGAACCCAAGCTTGCCACACTTTCCTGAGCTACGGAAAGAGATGGAGCGGTGCGCTATCAATATGCAACACCGGCCACATGAGGCCGTAGAGTTTTTGACCAAGCGCATGAACCTACCGGCTCAAGAGAGCTATACGGAGGCCGTCCCCTGGGAGAAAATACTTGCGACAGGATACAACAAGGACAAGACAGTCAGAGAAATACCCTACGACGAGCTGAAAGGCTTGCAGTGCATTGGAGCTGTTGACTATGCGCAAGTGACAGACTTTGCAAGTTGCGGGCTGCTGTTTAAGCACGGTGGGCTACGATACTGGATCGAGCATACATTTGTCTGCCATCTGGCCCTAAAGGTAGAGTCTAGACCCATCAAGTTTCCAGTGCAGGAGATGGTGGATCGTGGCCTAATCACGATTATCCAAGAGGACTCTATCAGGCCCGAGTATATTGCCCAGTGGTTCCTGGAGCAGGCCAAGCGATATCACATCATCGACATAGTGGCAGATGCGTTTAGGATTAGCTTGCTGGAGTCCGAATTTCAAGCGCACGGATTGCCTCTTAGTCAGGTGCGGAGCGGACCGCCGACGCACTCAAAGGTTGCGCCGCTGATTGAGTCGATGTTTGCGGAAGAGAAGATTGTCTTTGGTGATAACCCCACCATGAGATGGTATGTCAACAACACGTACCAGGAGCTAGACGCAAAGGGAAACACGACGTACAAGAAGATCGAGCCGAAGACCCGTAAGAC